TATATTCACCCAAAATTCTGTGAAATGTTGGGTTGTTTTCTGATGTTACTATTTGAATTCTTGCGGTTTTATCTTTTGGGTGAACTACCGTTGGTATTTTTTCCGCCCACTCTGGTTTTGTATCATATAACATGGTCATAAATTGTGCGGTATATCTAGATTTTTTGATCTCAAATATTTCGTCAGCATATTCATCCATAACAGCTGGGGCAAACGGCATAAAATCATTTCTTTGTAGTTTGTCGTTAATCTTATCGTATGTTTCTGGGTTAGTGACTTCACCAATAATACTTCTATTACCTAAAGCTCTTGGCCCGTGTTCATATCTACCGTTAAATAGACCCATTATTTTACCTTCAGACAAATATTTCGCTGCTTTTTCGGGTGTAAATAATTCTCTGGAGAATTTATTCATATCCCAGTATTTTTCCCCAACCTCATCATCAGTAAAACCGATACCCATAAAAACGTTATCCAATTTAAATGGTTTAAATGATGGGTCAAATATTTTATGTGTCATTAATGCACACCCTAAAGGACAACCCTCGTCACCCATTGGGGGTGCAACAAAAACTTCATCAACCCAATATAATTCGTTTATCCTTTTATTTAACTTAACATTCGCAAATACACCACCAGCTAAAGCGAGTTTTCTAACTTTAGGGAACATATTATGTAAGTTATTAAGTAATTGTGTTATTTTTTCTTCAAAAACTACTTGGCCCGTATATGCTATGTCAGCTTTAGACCCAAAAAATACTTTAGAACCTAGCATTCTGTAGTAGTTAGAATAAAAATCTTCGTATATTTTCCCAAACAGGACTTCAGAATCATCAGAATCTGTGTGGATACCATTAATTTTTATGCACTCGTTAAATGCTTTATAGGCAATGTCATAGTGAGAACCATGTCCAGCCATACCAACTATCTTACCTTCATCTTTAAGTCTTTTAAACCCTAAAAATTCGGTTAACATAGCATAATAGTGACCAAATGATTTGTTTTTTAGGCCTAAACCATCAATATAGGTTAAATTACCGTTTGAACCAATAAAATATTTTGCACTATATTGTCCACCACTAGCGTCCATAGTTACGACTAGCGTATCCTCATCAAAACCACTTAAATAATAAGCGGTACCAGCGTGTGAATCGTGGTGATCAATAAATACGTATTTATGTTCTGGAAATGTACCTAAACCAATGTTTTCCCAAAAGTATTTAACTTCGTTCTTTGGGTAATAACTAGTTATGTAGTCAATTGTGTTTATATCTAGATTGAATCTATTAATAGCTTCTTGCATTGATTTATCTGGAAACCTAAAATAGTCACCATAAAAATCCTTATAAACTTTGATTCTTGTGTGCCTCTCCTCTTCCAAAGAAAAAATTATTTTACCGTCTTCCATTAATGAAACACCGCATGAGTGTGCTCCAGCCGATAACCCTAATATTTTCATGCTTTAATGTGGTTTTTATATAGTTCGGCTAATTCTTTCGATCTATTGAGCCAGGATAACGATTCAGCGTGATTTATTGCTTTCTCACGATATAACTCGTAGTTATTTATGATGTCATCCAAGCCACGAACTAATTCTGTGACAACTCTAGGTGCTCTCCACATACCATCAAAATCAGTTTCCATCTCAATCCACCCATTAACAGGTAAACCACAAGCAGCGGCTTCTAAAATAGTTAAATTTGGGTGCCCAGCTTCTAATTCTGATGGATGCATAAAGATTGTGTGCCTGTGATATAAATCAACGAGCTCTTCTTGGTTTGGTTCCCACTCCAGATTTAACTTTGGGTAAGCGTAAACCCATGGATTTTCATTTAAAAAGTTCTCATTATTTCTAGGTCCAGCAATTGTAATTGGTAGATTCTTAGCCATAGCCGCTTTTATCGCAAAACCAAAACCCTTTCTATCATACCCGTTCATCCCAGCCAAACCATTATTAGCTAAACAAAGCAATTTATGTTCTTTGGGTCTATTATTGTTTGGTTTAAAAAAATCAGTGTTGACACCGTGAGAAAAATAAACCGCTTTAGGTGTGTCAAAATAAGGTACCAAAAATCTACCTGGCATTAATGATACTTGGGAATTTTGTATTGCTTTTAAATTTTCATTAAAAACAAAAGAATTCTTACCGTAATAATGTGCGTGGTGATCATGTAGTTGATATATGTAAGGTACATTTCTTTCGTGCAAAAAATTAGCTAGATTGGCCATGTGAACATGTACGATATCATAATCACCAGGATTAATCTCGTTAGCATATTTAATGTCAACCTCATGACCTAACAACCTAAGGTTTTGGGTAAATTCCCAAACAATTTTTTCAACAGCCCCCCAATTAGGTGGTGGTACTGGAATTCCACATCCAGGGTGTACTTGGCAAATTTTCATAATCGTTTTTTTGTGTATAATAAAGCTAAATTTGTATTTTTATGGACTTGTTCATATTTAATATCAAACCCATTTATTGTGAATTTTTCTATTATCTCTAATATTTTCTCACTATTGTTATAAATGTCATGTAATTCAATTACCCATTTATTAATTTTTTTCATCGTATTATCGGGCATATTGATTAATAATGGATATTCCCACCATTCAATATCAACCTTCATAAAATCAATATAGAATAAGTTAAACTCGGATAACATTTTATCTACGTTATAATGGCCCGCTTCATCCCTGTCGGAAACAAACGCTTTTATTGTCGTCACGTTTTCATTTACATTTTGATTTAACGTTTCAAAATATAATTCATCGCACTCAAAAGAATAAACGTGTTTGGCCTTACGTTGTTTTAATGCGTAATTAGTGAATAAACCAATGTTGGCACCACAATCAATAACAATGTCGCCCTCCTCAATAAAAACGCCATGTCTTGAATATTCATGATCCACCCAAATTTCCTTAAAGACGTCTTTACACCATTCGATATCGAATTGTGGGTGTTCCGAGCATACTTTATAACCGTTATATTCCATTAATTTGTGAAAATTTCAGCGTAATCGTTATCTTTATTTTTTTCTTTTTTATCTACAATTGAATAGCCAGGTAGGTGTTTTGTGTGGATTTTATCAGCCATAGCACCGTGTAGATTTGCTACTTTAGTCATCCATAGATCAAACGCATCCCACTTACAATTGTTAAATTTTTCAGCAAAAGTAGGTAATTTTTCTCTATTAATCAAGTAAGACTGTGCTGGTGCGAAAATAGTTAAATTTAATAATAAGTCTTCACGTACACCATTATATCGTTCAGCGCAATAATTACCAAAACCAACCATATCAACATTCTCTTCTTTAGCTAATTCTGACCATCTTACTAGTTTATCGTATAACTCTTGGTATGGTGCATCAATGATAACATCTCCTTCAAAAATTAAAACAAAATCGTATTTGTTGTTATCTGGTAAGGTTATACCGTTTTTATGTGCTAAGAAACACCCGTAGTGCCCTGGTGATAATTTAAAGTAACCAGGCTCTAAGGCGATGTCATATGGTCTATTACACGTTTCATGTGGTGGTAAGTCCTTATAAATCAAATTAACTTGTTGGTAATACTCAACATTATCAAAATTACTAGCGAAATCTTTTAACGAAAAAGCTGATCTAATTTCCTTTTGGTTTGTTTCTGGTTCTGTAACTAAATGAACAATTCTAATTCTAGGTTTCTTTGTATCACCATTAAATAAGTCTGGGTTATTTAAATTACCATGATATGTGAACATACCATTATTAGGTAAAGTATTTAATAGGTATTCACTATCAATTCTAATTGTTTTATATTCAATTAATTGTTTGGTGTCTTTATCGAAAGATGAATACTCCACCAAATACTCATCATTGAATGATAAATCATAATTTGTTAAACCATACCAAGAACCTTTACCTGTTACCGTTACTTGGTCCTCTTTTAATAACTCACCATTTTTATTTACCTTTATGTTAATAATTCTACTATCAACTGAATTTGATATTTGTAAATAAGTGACAAAGGCGTTTGGTATATTTGATGGTAAAATTGTAAAATATTCTACTCTAGAATAATCTCTGTGCTCTAAATTGTTTTTAATCTCTAAATTAAACTGTTCCTCATTAACCAATTCAATATCAGTTAGTTTATTTTTGAAGGCGAAGAACATCATATTCTCATAACCATTACTATAAGACCCCCATTTTTCTTTTAAACTCTCGTAATCCTCAGCTGAGTGTACTGGTTCCATTACATCTAAAAAGAATTTAGGCCTAACCCCCATAAAAAATGTGGTAACCGAGTGTCCTTCTTGATTATTTGGCATATCACCAAAATATCCCGACTTTGTGTTTAATATAGCTGAAATATTATCTAAGTAGGCATCATTTTTAATTATATAATCATAATTTAAAAAATAAACTTTATCGATACCCAACTGATTTGCCAGTGCTGCACCGTTATAGTAGTTAGTGTAACAAGTTGGTCCGTGATAAACATCATTACCCTCACCCCTCAAATTAACGAATGCAAAAAAATCAGCCTCACCGTACCTACTTTGGGAGTAGAAAGTGTGTTTTGTTAAAATATTATTTTTATCGTAAATACAATAGTCAACCAAATTTTGTAGATCGGGAGAAATCGGGAGATGTGATGTTAAAATAACTTTCCTACCAGTGTTTTTTGCTGCTAAAATACATTCAACTGTAGTATCAAATGCACTTTTTGTTGTTGGATAGGTTGAGATGACGATAGCCTCGTTACTTCTATTAATAGCTAACGCTGTATTACTTTGATAACCGTTTTCTAGTGTTTCTTTAATTAAAGAACGATTTTTTTCTAAATCAATAAAGTCCAAATATTTGATATTGTCGAACTTATCAAAATAATTTAAATAAACACTAAGATTATAAATCAGTATCGGCATATTCCATGAAATTGCTTCACGAATAACCAGTGGCATTGTTTCTTTATCATTATCCGATCCTCTAGATGTAAATAAAAATAAATCCATAGCCTGGTAAAATCTATCGACATCTTTTCTTTCACCATGCCAAATAACATTTTTAGGTTTATTTATCATTAACGGTTCCCAGTAATAAGCGAAGTTACCCGCTTGATTACCAACAGAATGGAACACATATTCTGGCATTGATCTAGCATATTCAAAAAATTCGGCTTGGTTTTTTCTTGGTGTAAATAAACCAACATGCAGTACGTGTTTTTTTGTTGGGTCTAGACCTAGGTCTCGTAAAGCCCATTCTCTATCAGGTCTTTGTTTATATTCAATTGGGTATTCAACTAAAACTTTTGGTATGTCGCTTATTGGTTCAAATAAATTAATTTGCCAATTAGACACAAACATAAATTTATCTGGAAAAAATTTCTTTTGTGTGGCATCGTAAGATGAATCATGGGACGTTTCAACAATAACATAATTACGATCTTTTTTGTAAATTTGTTTGGCCACATCAAAATCCATAAAATATTCTGGGATTTCTTCTAAGTGAATAATATCTGGGGATATTCTATCGATGATATTAATCAACTCCATTTTATTTTCCTCTAACGTGAAAAATTTATCAGAATCAACCATAGAAGTGATTTTATCTCTTTGTACAACTAGAACACCGCCAGTGTGATTAGACCACTCAATAACATAAATCTCAAATACGTCTCTAAGTAATTCTATTTTCTTTGTGAGGTATTGTGGTAATCCACCCGTAGATAAGTGGGGTGCAATATATAATAATTTCTTCATATCTGGTTATATTTTTACACCACAAATATAGTAAAAAAACAAACAAATATAAATAAAAAAAGGGTGGAAAAATTCCACCCTTTAATATTGGTATATAACCTTTAAAGATTATCTCAATCCAGCGATACCGAATTGTACGATATTCTTACACTTGATCACACCATAGAAACGGTTGTTAACCATTTTCTTAGCGTAACGGGTCATGATACCCTTTACAGGTGCGAAAGTGAATGGGTTATACATAGTTGGGGTTAATTGCATTGGCACGTATGGTGCGTAGATGTAACCAGTATCCAACAATGAAGTACCTTTGTGACCCATCAAGATAGTGTCAGCAGGGAAGTAAGGATCACGGTATACTTGGTATCTTCCACCCAATGAACCGATTCTCTCGATACCCATGTTAAATTTATCTTGCTCAGGCGCAGCGTTTGATACGTGGAAGTACTCTAAATCGTCTAAGATAGCTGAAACTTCAGCAGAAACAACGATCCAGTTAGCACCACCTCTTAAAGTAGCTTTGTGGATTTGAGCTGAAACTTGGTTGATCGCAGTGATCAAAGTTTGGTTCCACTCTTTTTGAGTGTAGAAACCGTTTGATGCAGATAAACCACCAGTGTTTACTCTTGAACCAGAGTAATCCCAAGTCATTCTCCATGCAGCACCTCTTCTCAAGTCTCTTAAGATTTCACGGTCAACTTCAGCAGCAACTTGCTCAGACAATAAAGCTGTTAATTCAGCTTCAGCATCAATGTTATGGAACGCTGATACGTCTTGAGCTAATTCTGGTGACCATTGAGCTCTTAATTTTCTTTCGATAACAGAAACTGTTACAGATTTAAGTTCGAAAGAAACTTCACCCATTTGATCTTCATACTCTAATGAATCGTATTCTTTAGCAGTAACAGTCAAACCAGTTAATGGTAATACAACTGATGCGCTATTGTTAACAACAGCAACATAGATGTCACCGTTAGCTTCCATGATTGAGTTACCATACTTTTGAGCTGGTAAATAGAAATCAAAGTCAGCGTTAGCGGTAGCAGAAGTCATAGCCAATGTTGACATTACTTCTTCAGCATTTTCCCAGTTGGTGATTGATGCACCAAAGTTAACTTTAACGATTTCAGTATCGCCAGCAGCAACTGAAGTACCAGCTTTAGTAGCGTATCCGTTACCAGCTGTAGCATACTCAAACAAGTTAGCTGTAGTCAACGTACCAGTTAAAGTAGTTGCAGCACCTTTAGACGTGTCATAAAGACCGTTTTCACCGTAGAAAGCGTCATACAAGTTAGGGCTAACTTGAGTACCAGCTGGGTTAATACCAGCAGCACCAGCGCTAAATGCAGAGTTTTCTAATTTCGGTACGAAGTAGAACAATTTACCAATAGGTAAGTTCAACGCTTGTACAGAAACGATTTCGTTTGCTAATAATTTTGAGAATACTCTTCTCACGATTGGGAATACCACAGTTTCGAAAGAACCTTCGTTACCTAAAGCAACTGATTCATTAAGCATATAAGATGCTTGGTTTTCAAATAATTGTGCGATATTCTCTTTTCTGTGACCAGCTAAGCCTTCCAAAAGACCTAAGCTGTCCCATCTTTCGATTACGTCAGCACGTACAGTTTTCAAGTGATTTAAACTTACGTTACCAACTTTTCCAGATTCTAATAATGCTCCCATTTTAGTAATTTTTTTAAGTTTGTTTTTTATTTGTTATTTTAATTTTAGATTTTACCGATGATCTCAAGAATTCTTGATAATTGTGGATTCTGGTATGCTGTTGATTCGTTTAATTTTGATGAACCACTAGCTTTAGGTGTCTCCATAATTTTTTCTTCGACCATCTGTTTTGTTGCGGCCTTATTTGAACTAAATTGGCTTTGCAATGTGTTGAAAATTTCTCTAGATTCGTTTAAGTTTTTAGCGTTATCGAATCTTTTCAAAACCTCTAATTTCTCATCCTTAGTGGTTGAGTTTTCAGTAATCAATTTAATTGCATAGGTCAAATTAGAAGAAAATAATGCAACTTCTTGCAATTGTGACTTAAGATTTTTGATCGCATCTTTATATTCAGTTTCAGAACCTTTAAATTCCTCAACTAAACCTTTCATACCATCTAATTCTTTAGTCTTTTTATTATTTTCAGCCACTACTTCTTGGTATTTTTTTCTCATAACAACCAAACTTTCGTGTAACTCTTGTTCTTTGTTTTTCATATGAGCCTTAGCGGTGTTATGGTCAACGTCTTCCTCAACAGTTTCTTCAACAGTTTCTTCGACAGTCTCCTTAACATCGGACTCATTTGTTTCTTCAGCCACATCTTTGGTTTCTTCGACAGTTTCTTCTAAATCCTTTACGTCATCTTCAGAAATCTCGAGCTCATAGATAGGCTCTTCTTCTAGTTCGGTGGTTTCATCTTGCATCTCACCTTCAGCGATTTTCATTTCCTCAGAATCAGTTTCTTCAGCATCATCCGCTGGGAACTCATCTGTTGATTCTTCATCACCTTCAGGTTTTTCTTCAGACGGTTGGATATTAATTTGAATACCACCATCTGGTTTTTGCACGATTTCGATCTCATCCGCTGGGTCCATAAGGTCAAAGTGTTTAATCACTTCCTCATCTGGTTGGTCCGTTAAATCGATAACTTCTTCATCACCACCCATATCACCCGCAGGATCTATAACTAGTTCTTCATTGTCATCACCATTAATTGGATTATCACCCATAGGTTCTTGATCACCAGGTAAACCGTCACCTGGCATGTCATCTGTTAACTCTTCGTTAGTCCAAGCCTCATCGAGGTTTTTCTTAACAATATCTTCCAATTCTCCTTTAAGAGTACTTGTTAAAGCGTAATTAGCGTTCTTTTCGACCGCTTCTCTTAGTTCTTGAATCTCAGCAAGAGTTTCTGCCAAAATATTTGTTTTGCTCATCTTTTAATTTATTAGAAAATTATTATGATATATTATCTTAGTAATAAATATGAACAAAAACAGGAAAAGACAAAAAAAATAAAAAAATTTGATTTTATAGGAAATAAAAAAAGCCACCTTTCGGTGGCTTTAATATAAAAAATTAATTTCTTTTTATTGGGCGTTAAGTTCAACACCTTCTGGTAGGATGATTCTTGTGTATCTAGACTCATCAACCTTAAGAATTCTGTAATCACCCATGTAACCTTCTAAATCCTTAATGACAGAGGCTTCAGCGTCTGTAACAGAAATAGCTTTTGTTAGGTGGTTCTCTTTAATTTTTTTAACTTTACCAGTTTGCTCATCTTCAACGATAAACTGAATTGTAACTGTGTACCAATAGTAATTTTTCATAAAAAATATTTTTTAATTGATACAATATTACGAAATATTTCCCAATTAGGCAAATTAAAACTTAAGAAATTTATTCAATTTAGCGACCAAATCTTCTTTAGATTCGCCACCAGTATACTTTTCACCAGTCGCTCTATTGACACCTTTGGTTTCTTGGACTTCTTCTGGTTCAGTTAAAACTTCATCATATTTAGAAAAATCTTGTGCATCTTTATATAGGTAAGAGCCAGGTGTCGATGGTGATGAGACAATGTCCCAACAAATTAATTCAAAATCCGACTGGACTACGTTTTTACCACCAACTTTTTTCAAAGAACCGACTCCTCTAGAGGATATACCTAGTGTCATACCATATGATAAGTACATGGCAACTAAATCGCCATTACATGAAATAACACCATTTCTTCTGAAACCTTCTGAAACTAATATTTCTAATTTACCAATTAAAACATTATCTTTCCAGAACATATCAACTATTCTGTGTGGCGACCCACCTTTTAAAGATATTACAGATTCCTGTGGGTGGTCTAGTTCATGAAAACTAGCATTTCTAGCAATAACCTCTCTATATTTTTCAACTTCACGTCTTAAGATATCCTCTGGGTATACTCTACCGTTCCTGTTCTCAACACCAAATTTTTGTAATGTTGCGTAATAATATATTGGTTTTGATAGGTCTATAGGGCCTTCAACGTTTTCATTTAATATTTCTCCTGTTATAGATTCTGATACGGATCCAGCGTCCCCTTCAATTAAGATACCAAATCCTTCTTCGTTTTCTTTTAAAATTTTTAGTCCCATTTTAATTTCGTATAAAAAAATAACCGTTTATGATTATATCTAATAAATATATTCAAAAACGGTTAAGGACCCAATGGGTATTAATTTTTGGTGGGCGGGTTAATCCTCAGAAATATTAAAACCGATTTTTTCATCGGTAATTTTTGATTTTTTCAATCTTTTTACTGTTTCATCATAAGGATTCTTCAAAATATATAACGAAATAAATGTTTCTTTTAAATGCGCCATGGTGAAGTTATTGGTGTCTTTAACCAACTTATCGAGGTCGTATAACTTTTTATCTTCCTCATTTAGTATTGAGTTGAAGAATATGTTTCGGTCACCAGCATTTGGTTTTTCTATTTTATATTTTTTATCAAATCTAGACGGCCTATCTTTAATTCTATCTGGTATTTTTTCCAGATTATTTGTTGTTGCAACATAAACAACATTTTCAATCGAATTTAATCCGTCTAGAAAATTTAAGAAAACTTCCTCACCGTATTTATCAATAACTAAATCGATGTCTTCAATAACACAAAGTAGCGGTCTTGTTTTTTCTACTTTACGCACCAACTTCGCTAACTCAACCCAATTATACGGGTTTTCAAAATAAATGCACAAACCATTATATTTTTTTAGCTCATCAACAAGTAAATGGATTAAAGATGTTTTACCGCAACCAGGGTCACCATAAAGTATAATACCCCTTTTAGGTGTTAGGTTATAATTTTTAAACCTATCAATATTATCCCAAAACTTTTTAAGATCCTCAATGATTTCATTATGAGGTAAAGACGGTAAGTGAAAAAATTCATCGCTTTTATATGATAGCTTTGAAATACCGAAACCATTGTGATCGTTGTAAATCATTGAATACAAACCAGAGTCTACAGTCGCAACAGTTTTAAAGTTAAAATAAAAATCGTTATTATTAATTGTGTACCATGATTCAATTGTTGGTAACAAACTTTCCACATGATTTTTTAGTGCTTCTGAAGAAGATCCATCATCTTCAGGAATTAGGTCATATAACTCTTCGTGATCCATTAGCTGCTTTTTTTGAATAGAAATCTAGTTTATTTTGTTCTAAAGACTCAATAACAAGATTAGATAATTCCCTCATGTTTTTAAACATTAAAGTTGAATTAAATTTTATTTTTTCTTTTGGGTATACCGTAACTTCGATAAACATAAAGCTCTTTTTATTTAAAGACATACCTGAGGCTCTTAAATCTAAATCAACAATGAAATATTCATTAAATTTTGTTCCATCAAGCTTTTCTTTAATGTTAACCATAATTTTTTTTCTGATTAACCTTATAAAAGATTCGTAATTTTCGTCTTCTTTGGGTGTAACCCAAGACTCAATGTTTAAATAAACAGCGTTCAATTTAACAGCGTCTATTGTCCCATATTTCACTCTGAACTTATCGTCAGTGAATAGTTTTTTCTCTTTACCGAATTTTGTTTGCATTTTTGTTTTACCATGTTTTCTATTTTTATTATTATGATATTATAATAATAATAAAATTTATCCAATTTTCCAAATATTTATACTATAGGACAAAACCAAAAAACATGCTATGAAAAAATTTATTTATGACTTACTATCTGGTAAAAGTGAAACATCTAGTAAAAGATTTGCCGCCTTGTTTACATTAATAAACGTAATAATATTAGCGTATGTTGCCACATTTAGAGGTGATGGTACACCAGAATACATGTTTGATGCGTTATGTTTAATTGCTGGTGGCGGTTTGGGCCTAACGGTTATCGAGAAAATTTTTAATACAAGAGGTAATAAAAACAATACCCCTAAAGAGTAAGATATTCCGCTATAAGCGGTGTTTTAGGACCGTTCCAGTTATGGGACAAAAAAAGCCAGGATTCGCTACCCTGGCTTTTACTTTTAACCTATATGTTATATTATTCAAATGTCTTTTTTAAATCGATAATCATGTCAATATTATCTAGATTTGGCTTTTGTTCTTTCATTTCGTTCAATTTACCTCTAACCTCTAATAATTTTTTTACAATAATTATGTCATCAGATTCATTAATACTTGCCTCAACTAAAGATGATGTGTCGTTGATTAATTCATTATAATAGCTGTTTATTTTCGAGTCATCATTTTCAGCAAACAAATTTAAGGCTTTCATTTGTTCCTCATTCAGTTTTGATATCTTATCGTTTAGTTTTTCTGTTATTTGGCCGATTGATTCAGTTACGCTGGTGCTTTTACTATCATCCCTTAATAAATGACTAACCAAATTAGTTTTGTGTTTAACTTTATCTAAAATTGTAATTTTTTCGTTAAAGACCAATTCATCAATTGAGTGGTTTATTGTTCCGTCAATCGATACAACATTCTCAACTAAAGATTTTAATTCGTCTGTTTCAGATAAATTAAGTTTTTTAAGGTGATTTATTGACTCTTCAACAAATTCCTTGGCAACAAGCTCATTATCAAATCTCATATTATTTAATAGGTCATAAATCTCATTAAATTCTTTAAGAGATTTATTTTCTTTTAAAACCTTAACATATTTAGCAAATTGCTTTTTAAATTTAGTTTCACCGTTTTGTGCGTATTCTTTTTCTAAATTAGTTAATACACTTTCTTTTAATTGTCCAAACATTTCTTATATTTTATAAATAAATATCTTTTATTTTAATAAATTATCGATATCATCGATTGTTTTCTTTAATGACTCGTTAATTAGTCTATTTCTTTTTTCAATTTTACTTTTAGTTATCTCAGCTAAGTCTTCACCAGCACCGACTTCTGGAGTTGCTTCAGGAGCGGCTTCACCACCTTCTCCAGGTACTTCTAATGGTGCTGTAAAATCTGTACCAGTTTCAGAACCAACACCTAAATCAGCACCACCACCCATGTCGCCACCACCAGATGAACCACCAGCACCACCAGTTTCAAAACCTCCACCAGTGTTAGCTGTCATGTTATTAGGGTCTATTTTATAAATTTTATAGATATCTCTAAAAATACCTGTTTGTTTAATTGTTTCACCTAAAGCTTTAACCTCTTCGCCACCAGCTTTCTCAACTGCTTGTCTTTGAATATCTAGTTTGATTTCATCATCACTCATATTCAGTATTTCTTTTTTGGCGTAAGTCATCGACATAGCACCGAATCCATTACCCGCATCAGAAACAGCATCACGATATAACTGAATTTTTTCTTTCCAGTTTTGCACTTTAAGCATCTCAGCTTGCGTTGATGGGCTAGTTAATGTTAACGTAAAATTATCTAAATCATCTTCAAATCCTTTAGTGTATAAATGGATAATTGCCATTTTATTTAATTCTTGGATCAAAGCTTTTTGTACCCTGTGTACGGCTCTAGCGAATCTCACGTCTAAGATAGCCAAATTTTTACCATCGCCTAGTGTTTCTTCAAAACCAATAAATGCTTTAGGTACTCTTAACGCTGCTAACATTTTCTTTTGGATATATTCAATGTCAGCGATTTCAGATAGATTCTGTGCGCCAGGTAATGTTTCTATCGGCATCGTCAATGAAGGATCTCTAACTGGGATAAAATAATCCTGATCCACAGCTAAAGCGTTATATCGTGTATCTTGGTTACCATTATTTTTATCAACCATATTGGTTCTTTTAAAATTATTGGCGATTTTATCCACATAAGCATCAACATCTTTATCATCCATGTTCCCCACAAAGATTTTATATACTCTCCTTTCTGGCGCTCTAGTAACACGATAAACTAACATCGCATCCTCAGATAATAATAATTGCTTCCAAATCCTTCTAACTTTTTCGAGCATAGACGTACCATACGGTAATCTTCTATCATCGCCAAGTAATCTAAAATGTGATATTTCAAAAGAATTAAAATCTATATTTTTATCTTTCCAATAAAATTTAATATTATTTTCTTTTTGCTGATCGTCCAGACTAGTTACCTTAGCAAAGCCAGGTTCAGACCTAGTTATTTCAATATTCGGTAATTGGGTTACCCCAACGATACCCTGTTTTGGTACAATTTTATTGTAAACAAAGTTATCACCATATTTACAAACATTTCTAGCCCAAGCGGTTAAATTAGCGTTAATATCTATAACGTTTTCAAAAAGATTTGTAAGTTCTTTTTTAATTCTTGAACTATCAGAATAAATTGTTAGGACTTTACCATTTTCATTCGCAGTTGTTGCCTCCTCAGCAAATATGTCTAACGCAACAGAAATTTCTGGTGTGTATTCCATAGCTTCATAATCATAGTATGATGCAATTCTTGTTGGTTCATAATAAATTGCTTTTTGATACAACTCATTATCAATTTTTTTCCACTGGTTTTGTAAAAAAACCGTTTGTTGGGCCTCTAGTTTTTTATTCTCGAGCTCATCACCACTGATATTATTAAACGAGTTGGGGTCTATGACATATTTTGGACCCTCAATTTCGTTACCCAATACTTTATTTAATCTTTGAAAGATAGTAAAATTTCCCATAATTTTTTTTTAATCCATATATTCACAGTCAACGTAAGGTGGGAATTTATAATTCTCGGTCGTACCGTCCCAAACCTTTAATTGTACATATGTTGTTGTTCCATCAGATTCTGGTGAACATTTTATTGCGGCAAGATTTTCCGCTAACGCCACACCATCAACCTTATTGGTAATTCTTCCTGGATCTGGTGATCTAACAATTGATGTTGATCCTGGACCAGAACTTCTTGCTTGTTTAATTAACACATTTCCCATTGTATTTTTTGATTATATTTTTTTATTTTTCCTAGGATCAGACCCGAATAACCAACTATATTGCCTTGTATTTTGTAACATATCGTTAATCCCTTCACCTTCATATGTTTTATTTGGGTCTGGTGTACTAGTTATCTTTTCTAATAAATAGTTTGAATCTGACTTTGGTTCATTTGTTTTTATTTTCCAGCTATCTAACATAGCCCTTGTTAGGTTATCCGATTCTTGTAATCTTTTAAATGAAGTGTTTGCAACAAATAAACACATACCTAGTGCCATAATAAGGTCATCATGTGATCCTTTCATATGGTCTGGTTTACCATT